TTGTTGACGAACCTTACGACTAAAGTTCATGGCCAACGATCCAGAGTAAGAACAACTAATAAACTCATGTTCAGGGTTCTTGCCTAAGTGCCACGCTGGAAAAGCAACAGAAGCTAAAGTAGATTTACCATGTCGAGGTGGCATAAATAACATTAGTCTAGGCGACTTCTTATCATTTACATCTTGACTAAATTGTTCAAGTCTTAAACAAATATCTTTGTGTACCCAACCTGCTACATAATCAGAATTAAATCTTTCAACAAATGGTAATAAGTGCTTACGTGACAACGCACGCATTGCTAATTCTTGTTGCGCTTTTTCTTGTTCAGTTTGTTCAACTGTTTTTTCTTCTATAGGTTCTTCTATTTGAGGAGCAACTAAACGTTCAGCTTCGTCGGCTTTGCAGTACACACAAACTTGATCATCTCCTGGGTACAACGTCTCAGGATGTAATGCCTTACAAGTGGTACATTCAATCTTCTTTATTTCCATCTTTTTTTGGCATTAGATATTGATTATCAGTTCCTGCTATTTTTAACAATTCAGCATCTGGTAGTTTTTCTAGTTGTTGAACTGTTTTATCAAGATTTATATTTATTTGCGTAGCATGTTCTGGTGCAAATAGACCGTGGAGCTTGCACAATGAATCAGTGATAACCTTTTCTTCGGTCGCGGTTGCTGATTTACGGTGCGCTTCTAGGTACATAGAAGTAGCTTGTTGCTTATCAAACTTAATTTCTTCTTTGAACTCATCACGCATCTTGGCCACCATCTTCTGTACAGCTGGTTTTTTAAAAATTTTATAGACATGCTCATTATCCCTATAACCAGCGGCTCTTCCTGCAGCAGCTTTAGACATTCCTCGGAGATGATATAATATGAGGCGTTCTTCTTGAACACTTAGCTCATTAAGTTTGACGTCCGCATAAGGATAATGAGACTGAAGCTCGGCCCTTTCTTGTTCAAAGTTTTCTTTATCAGTCATTTTCTTTGAATTCTACTATATTTTTACACCACCAGTACAATAAGTCTTCGGATAAATTGTGTTTTAATATGTTTACCCGACTACAAACTAGTTGAATATTGCTCGGTATATACCAAACAGTTGGATCTATTCTATCAATTGAGGCATTCAAGTCTTTTTTACCATTACCATCTTTGTGATAAGTCATATACAAATTGGTAAGGGCACATTTACCCCCTTGTTTATTCCAAACTGCTATTAAGTCTTCTGGTTGAATATCCCAAATTACGTCTTTATTATTTTTAGTACGAGAATATTTCAAATGATGGTATAAACTTTTCAAATATGCTTCTGGAGAACCACTTTTTTTCTTGTTTCTCGCAACAGTACGGCAAGAAAGGCAAGTCGATCGGTAGAAAACTCCTTTAGCATTTGAAGACTTATATTCACTTTTTGGGAAACTTTTCCCGCAACCCGCACATTTCTTTGTGCTCATGCTTAGTCACTATATATGGTAATAAATTTTTTGTGAAATTTTTTTCAAAATATTTTTTGTCTATATTGCTCAGACACCGTCTACTATCATCTAGTACGCCTGGCCCCTTCCCCGATTTTGGTTTTGGAACCTTGTTTTTGATTTATTGACCTTGGAACCTTGTCCAGGTTCCGCGGTTAATCTATTCGGTGCGTGGTGGATGTGGGTATGAGTTGTATCCATGTAATTTAAATTAATCTTGGAGCTTGTTATGTACAAACTTAATGAGAAAGAAAAGAGACAGATGAAACTGTATGTCTACTTCGGTAGAGAAGATGACACACACTCTGACGTTAGATACTTGCTTAGGTATTTAGATGGCAGACGCCTGTATCGAAAGCTGGTCAATACAATGGTAGAAAGAGATTTAGATTTCTACTCACCTGAGTATGCAGAGAAAGTCCATCAAGAAATAATGGACGAGCAACAGTATCCTTGGAGATACTAGCGCTCCCTACCGGTCGCTTAAGACTAATGGTTTAACAACCATTAGTCTTGAATACTATCATGGGAGTAGTGGTGTTAGGTGTTAATACATCTAATGTTTTTTAACTTTTACTTGGAGATATTATGAGTAAAGTATATACAATGAAAGTTCGTCGTTCATTTCAAACAAAAGACGAAGATGGTAATGATGTAACTAAAAACCGCTGGCCTGCAATTGGTCGTAAAGTCGTGAACGACAACGGTAATGAAGTTTATCATTTTGATTTCATGCTTGAACGCGGGAACGATGGTCAAATTGAACCAGTCCATGTGTTCGCTGAAAAAGGAGAGAGTAATGAAAAGTAAATACACTATTTCAAAAGCCCTAGCAGACACAACCAAACTTGGTATCAAAGGTATCAAGCTTGGTTTCATTGGTCTTGGCTATGGCATGGGTGTAGCAAACAAGATTGCTGATTCAGCACTTGAGGCTACTAAGGACGGTATCTCTCTCTCCAAGAAAGAGCAAAGCGACGAGTCACAAGATTCGTCGCCCATCGATACTCAACAACCTATCGAAGATGTCAGAAAAGACTTATTTGATAAGTACATGGAACAAAACCCAGAAGGTTCTTGGGAATTGTTTCAAGAAGAGTATCACTATCTCTTTCATCCAGATGAGATAGGAGTAACAAAATGAGTGAAGTATTCTTTACCTTTGGAACTCTGTTCTTTATATCTACTATCATCACTCAGGTAATTGTAGCTTACAACTATGTACGTTTTACAACTACTTGGCTTGACGATTAATTTTAACCCGAAGGGCTGAGATATTCTTAGCCCTTCATTCTTGGAGAATGTAATGACTTATTTTTTTACAACTATTTTTCTTACAATATCGGCAGTCCTGTTTTTTGTAACAGGTATGGTTTATTTCAACTATGTAGCTGTTTGGAGTGACGCAAGTAAAGCCGATATTCTAATAGTATTTTTATCAGGCTTCTTTTCTGCTTTATGTTTTGGTGCTTTATATACAATATATGAAATTAAATCAAAACATTACATTAGAAGAACTAGAATAAGAAGATAACTAACTTGGAACAGGGTGTAAAAGCCCTGTTTCTGTTTTTGAAGAGAGGACATGGACTAGCGCCCATGTCTTTTCATGGATCTCGCTACGCTCGATGTCGCTCCTCACCCCTAGCGGGGTTCGTCGCTCCAAGAATCGAGTGTGCCAACTACTATCATCGGGGTATAATACTACTATCATCACGTAAGTGATGTGGACTTCACGAGTAGTGGACAACTGTCTATGAGTATTATACGAATGTCCAAGGTGTACCGGGTGTACCACCTTTGTACCAGCTGTTTTACAGCGTACCGGTACACCGGAAACCCTTATTTTTACTGACCTTTTTTCAAAAAAGTGTCGTTTGTACCAGATGTACCACAGGATTTGCGTTAGCTTTAGTAATAGACCGTGGACCGTGGTTATTAAATCGTGGTTTAAACTAACATTTAACCGGTACAAATGGTACACCTACCACGAAACACAGCTACCGCACGGCTTTCGGGTGTACCACTAGCATTTTAGTGCTGGTACACCTTTATAGCATTTGTCAATAAAATCAATGACTTAGGGTGTACCAGGGTGTACCACAAACAATCGCTCCTTACCAGTCGCTCATAGCTCACCGGCTACCGCTCGGTTCGCTTAACAGACTATTGAGGGTGAAGTGTAATTAACTAATAAATATGGAGAGTATTATGAAAGAAACAGTTATGTTTTACATAGATAGATTACCTGATGAGCCTTATACCCAAGAGAGTCAAGCTAGACTTGAGAGGATTATCAAAGAGGAGTCAAAGAATTCAAAGCAGTTAAATAAAAAAGCTACTTGAATAGGTGTATTTACATGAGTAGATACGAAACATTAACCATTACTACTATAGGAGTAAATTATGGCAGATCATTTTGATCCAGCTGACCAAGAGGTCGGCCCTGAGTTGGTGGTCGGAAACGACACACCAGAAAGTGCATACATCCCAGATACCAACGGTGATCCCGAAGGTGCTGAGAAACGTGCAGTGCAAGCAAACATACAGCTACCAGATTGGTACTTTCGTAAGCATGCACTAAATGACTTTGGTAAACCAGTCTTCAACAAAGCTGTTGCAGATGGCATTATGAAAGTCTTTGATGCTAAGTTCGGTACGCCGATGACTTACAATGAAGAGAAGCGTGAAGACGAAGAAAAGTACTTCGATTCCCAATGCAATCAAATCATTGATGGTCAAAGAGTGTTGTTGGAAGTTGACCCACAATCAACTGGTCTTAACTTTCTACAGCTTTGTACTAGAACGTGGTCAGAGTTCGCTAGCATTTGCTACGAATATCAAGACGCTATGTCATCAATTACAGTTGCGGAAGATATCCCCGACTGGTTGATCCAGCGTGAAGAGAAGATGTTGCAACTTGGTCGTAAGGCTAGATTGCTAGCGTCATCGCTTGACAATATTGGTCATGACTTTGGCTTGCGTAACATTGAGATTGAAAGATTTCGTGTTGAGAAAGCTGTCCAAGACAGACTGCAAAGACTTGCTGAGTACAATTACAATCAGCATGCCGATGCATCTGGCAAAGTCAAAGAAGATATGAATACTGAAAGCACTGCTCACATGAAGAGTATTGTGGACAATGCCTAATATCTTTAAGCCTAGCTACTAAATAGCGTAAGGTAACTACCAAGTCCTACCGAGTTAATGTTTCGATTGCTCGGTAGGCATTTTTTTATTAATCGAGACATTTGTGCTAAGGAGAACATCAATGGCTACAAAAAGTAATGTACAAATAGTGATTAATCCACCTAATTTTCAACAAGTTAAGTTGAAAGTGACTGGGTTGACTCCACTAATCCAAAACAAAATGAAAGAAACCATCATTCAACAGATGGAAGACGCTCGTAAGGGTAAAGCTAAAAAGGCAACGCGTGTGCCTTTTGACCCTAAGAAAGAGTATCTAAAGTCTGCATATTTACAAGACGATGGTTCTTTTGGTTTTCCAGCTTCAGCATTTAAACAATGCGCTGTGCGAGCTGGTAAAGGTTTGGGTTTAGCAATGACTGACACTAGAACGTTGTTCTTTGTCGTACCAAATGCGCCAGATGGCGAGTGCGTACAGATCAAAGGTTCTAAACCAGTTATGCGTAAAGACCCAGTTAACGTTCAAGGTAACAAAGATCTTAGATTCAGACCTGAGTTCAAGAGTTGGAAAGCCGAACTGCTTGTTAAGTTCGATGCTGACCGTGTTACTGTTGAACAAATTGCTAACTTACTAAACCACGGTGGTCAAACCGTTGGTGTCGGTGAGTGGCGTCCAGAAAAGAATGGTACATTTGGTACCTTTCAGGTAGGTAAATAATGCGTAAAGTAGGTAGACCTAAAAAGGAAGATCAAGTAGATCTTCTGGATCAGTTACAAAAGATCCACAAGAAGTTTGGTGGCATTACACCTGCTAAAGTAGTCAGTGAAGCTAAGCGCAAACGTCATCCGTTGCACAAGTACTTCGATTGGGAAGATACTGAAGCAGCTAAAAAGTGGCGTTTGCATCAAGCTAACAGCATGATTAGCAGAGTGCAGATTATTGTTTCACCACAAGACAAACGTACAGTTAATGCGTTTGTTAGTATTTCAGATGATGACAATAGAAGGTTTGTTGCTATGGCAGAAGCTATGAACGACAACAAACTAGTGTTGCAAATCTTTAAACAATTAGAAGCACGTATTGATACTCTACAAGATCAATTGCTAGCACTTAACTTGCTTAAAGGTGTTTCTAAAACAGCAATTACTAAAGCCAAAGCGCCGATTACCAAAAGGCGTGAACAACTAGAACGTAAAGTAGCTAGAGCTACTAAGTAAGGCAGTCTAGTCTCGGCGTGATACAGCGTGTCGAGGCTAGGTATCGTCTGGCAGTCGAGGTAAGATCCGGTTGGCCCAGGTGGGGCAAGTCCCGTTCCGGTATGGCAGTCGAGGTAAGTCATGTCCCGTTGGCGTGTGCTCAGGTAAGTTGTGAGTGTGGCAGTCGTGGTTGCGTCCGGTGGGTTCCGGTTTCGTGGGTTGCGTTTTTGCAAGGCAGTCCAGGTGGGGCGTCGCATGTTAAGTTACTGTGAGGCAAGATCATGGCAGGTATTTAGTACTAGAGTTAGTAGACATCATATGTTCTCTCCACTAACTCTAGTCAAATTTTTTTATTTGGAAAGTGTGCTCGTACAAATTTATCTCGCTTGCGCTCGAACCCGTACTGGCCCGGGCTTTGGCACCTGCGTGCGTCGCCCGCCATTACGGGATTTGTACCTTCGCAAACTCAAACTGTGTGCTCGTACGTCGTTTGGAACGCCGTACCCTCGCACACGTAAGTTAGTATAAAAATTTTGGGAGTCAAAATATGAAATACATACAAAAACTGTTGCCTAGTTATTTGGGTATATTTAATAAATTAGGAGGTCACATGACTACTAGATTATTCAGAGCTACTTTTTTGGATATGTTTTCACAGCATACTATTGTAGTGGAGTTTGAAGCTCCATTTCCAGTAGATACCGAAAATGTAGATTATGGGAAGCTTGCGACCCAAAGGTTGGGTGAGATGATTCGTAAAGGCGAAGTCGCAATACGAGACATTGAACCTGTTGAACAACAATAAATTTGATAGAGGAGTAATTATGTCAAATACACAACAAGTAACGCTTGATGCTAATACGCTCAAGCAAGAGATACGTGACAACATGCGTGTCAATCTTAATACCATGATCTGGGGTGGGCCAGGCATTGGTAAGTCAGAGATACCACAACAAGTGGCAGATGATCTAGGAGTTAAACTACTAGATTTTCGTGCTAACTTATTCGACCCTGTCGATGTGCGTGGTATACCACACATTACATCTGATGCAGTGCACGGTGATCAAACCTCGTGGGCAGCACCAGATATTTTTCCAACTGTAGAACGCGATGGTGAGCGTGGCATATTCATGATTGATGAGTTGCCAACTGCTCCACCAGCAACACAGAATGCATTTCTACAGTTACTATTAACTCGTCAGGTTGGTAACTATACTATGCCTGACGGTTGGTCAGTGGTATCAGCTGGTAATCGTCTTACTGACGGTGCTGCTGTGTATCAAATGCCGAAGCCTGTGTGTAACAGGTTGATGCACTATGACCTAGAACCAAACTTAGATGTTTGGTGTGACTGGGCATTGAAAAATGAGATACACACAACGCTGGTATCATTCATGCGTTACCGACCAAATCTTCTGTACAGCTTCAAAGCTGATGAGTACGCTTTTCCTACTCCTCGAAGTTGGTCATTCGTCGATAAGCGTTTGGGGCTTACAGATGATATTCATGCAGACAGGATGTTTTACGGCATAGCCGCTGC